AAAGTCTTAGCAGAACTTATTAATAAACACTTTCCAGATTGGAGAAGGGTTCTTAATGAATGTCAGAGATACTCGGTTGGTGGTAAGATAGATACTGGTATACTGGCCCATTTTAGTGATGTAAAAGTAAATGATCTTATTAAGAATCTCAAAGAGAAAGATTTTTCGGAAGTACGTAAATGGTGTGTCAATAACTTGGACAATGATCCTACTGTACTTCTTCGCCGCATTTATGATAGTTTGTACACTGCCTTGGTACCTCGCTCTATTCCTGCTGCCGTGCTTGTTATTGCTAAGTATCAATATCAAATTGCCTTCGTCGCTGATCAAGAAATAAATATGTTAGCTTGTTTAACCGAATTAATGGTGGAGTGTGAATTCAAATGATTTTAATTAACTTAATACCTCATGGTAATTTCCCAGGATTATCTCCTGAGGGACAAATGATTTCTATTATTCTAGGACTATTAGCATTCTTAGTAGGGTATGGATTATATCTTACATTTGGTGAAGGTAAGAATGATTTAAGAGATTCTATGGATGAACATGCTAAAATGCATGAACTAGGAATTGCACATGGTCATGGTGGAAACAAGGATGCATATGCAATCTCTGGTAAACTAGACCAGAAACATACACATGAGGATTAACATGGAAAACTTGAATTTGAAGATACCATCTACACCTGCTCCAGAATGGGCAAAAGATGATAGAAAACTTTATAAGCAAAGAGCACAAGTTAAGTCAAGATTTTATTATTTGTTTTGGGGTATTGCAACAATATCAGTTGTATTAGGTCAAGTTTATGTTGGTTCAGGATATAGAATGTATGCAGGAGCATTGATGAGAATATTTGATGCTGTAGAAGTTGATGTTGGGAGGGATCTTAATAACGAAAGATATTATTGATGAGAGCAGAGACTAGAGAAGCAATGGAAATGTTATTTTCTGCTAAATGGAACTTGCCAGAAGCAGCAAAACATTGTAACCTTACTTATAAGGAGATGAAGATTACTTTCAATGAGTATTGTAATTTTCATCAACCAACTTATACTAACTTTGATGATGTGCTCCAATTACATTTAGATTATGAAGATCCCAAAAGATCCAGTTGATGCTACAATTGTTGCCTTTTTATGGGCAGAATGGTTTACTAAACAATGTCTTAGTGTTCCATTTAGTCTCTATATGAAGTATGATTATTGGAGTCATAATAGAAGAGTAGCAAGAGATGCTAGAGAAGCAGAATTGAATCCCCCTACATTACCTGATCATGCACACACTGAAGTCCCTTAAAACTCCGTTACGTTACCCTGGAGGCAAGTCTCGTGCTTGCACTAAGATGGATTCATACTTCCCAGATCTTAGGGAGTATGTAGAATTTCGTGAACCTTTCTTAGGTGGTGGTAGTGTTGCTATACATGTTAGTAAAAAGTATCCACAATTAAAAATTACTGTTAATGATCTATATGAACCTCTCATAAACTTCTGGACTCAGTTACAGCAGTTTAGTGATGAGTTAACAGATAAATTAATAGATTATAAGATTAAATATCCAAATCCTCTTAAAGAATTAAGAAAAGAAGAAGGTACAAAATTTCCCGCTAAAAAACTGTTTCTCGAATCTAAAACTAAGATTAATGATTCTAGTATTGATTGTATAGAAAGGGCAGCAGCATTTTATATTGTTAATAAGTGTTCCTTTAGTGGACTAACTGAGAGTTCATCATTTTCTAAACAGGCATCTGTATCTAATTTCTCTATGAAAGGTATTGAGAAGTTGCCAGGATATTCTGAGATAATTTCTCATTGGCATATTAATCAGTATTCGTATGAGCATCTTATGAGAACAGATGTTCATGATGGAGTCTTTATGTATCTAGATCCTCCTTATGATATAAAGGACAATCTTTATGGTAAGAAAGGTTCTATGCATAAAGGATTTGATCATGATGCGTTTGCAGAAGATTGTAGTCAGAGTTCAATAGATATGTTGATTAGTTATAATTCAGATCAACTTGTCAAAGATAGGTTTACTGGGTTACAATGGAATGCAGCAGAGTTTGATTTAACATACACCATGAGGTCGGTTGGTGATTATATGAAAGATCAACAAACAAGAAAGGAACTTTTACTTTTTAATTATGGAACTAAAGGATTGGCTTAACTCTATTAATTTTAATAAGCAGAATCTTATTGAAGAAGATCCTACTTGTAAAAAGGACTATCCCCCTTATATTATCAATCGTTGTTTGTCAGGACATATTGATTGTATCATGTTTGCAAATGAGATGAATAAGTATTCATTCCTAGATAAAGACATGCAATATTCATTTTATCTAAATACACTTAGGAAAAAGAAGAGATTCAGTCCCTGGCTCCGTAAGGGTAAAGTCACAGATCTTGAAATCATCAAACAATACTATGGTTATAGTAACGAGAAAGCATCTAATGCTTTGAAAATATTAACCCCTGAACAAATTAATTACATTAAACAACGACTTGATACTGGAGGAATGAAATGACTACTTCTACGCAGGAGCCTGAAGTAAAATGGTCGCAAGACCAGATGGTTGAAGTGCTTCTTAACGAACCTGACGATTTTTTAAAGGTTAGGGAAACTCTTACAAGAATTGGTGTAGCATCAAGAAAGGAAAAGAAATTATATCAGAGTTGCCATATTTTACATAAGCAAGGAAGGTATTTTATAGTTCACTTTAAAGAACTATTTGCCCTTGATGGGAAACATGCCAATCTTACTGCTAATGACGTACAACGTCGAAATCGTATTACTCGTCTTCTTGCTGATTGGGGTCTCATATCGGTTGTAAAATCAGAAGCTGTTTCTGATATTGCTCCACTCAATCAGATTAAGGTTCTTTCTTATAAAGATAAAGGAGATTGGATCTTAGAGCAGAAGTATAACATAGGTAAGAAGGGAAAGGCGCAAGAGACGCAGGAAACCGAATAAAAATGTAGGGGATTCAACATCCCCCTTTTTTATCTTTCATGGTTAAATAGTAGTGTCGCCGTAAGGGACAAATTCACACTCGCTTTTAAAGGAGAACCATGACTAACCTAGCAACATATCATGCTGCCAACCTTCCAGAACTAATGAAGGTGATAAGACAAAATGGCATTGGGATGGATGACTACTTAGATAAGTTTTTTAATGCGCCAACGCAGTCGTCAAACTATCCACCATATAATCTAATACAATTGAATAATCATGAATCGAAACTCGAAATCGCACTTGCGGGGTTCAAGAAAGATGAACTTAAAGTCTATACGGAGTTTGGAAAACTATATGTGGAAGGCAGAAAAGAAGAACAGGAAATTAATGGAGAATTTATCCACAAAGGATTGGCCCAACGTTCCTTTGAACGAGTTTGGACGGTCTCCGACGATACGAAGGTGGGATCCGTCAAGTTTGAAGATGGACTCCTGGTAGTAGAATTGAATAAGATAGTTCCAAAGCACCATGCAAGAAAAGAATATATATGATATAATATAAGACGTTAGAGGAAATACTCTAACTGCGGTAGTTCCCTTTGGTAGGTTCAGAACTAGCGGCGATTAGGAACCTACCTCAATATTATGAGGGATTATGAAATTAAACGCTTCTAAGTTATTGACTGGTTTAGAATTTAAACAGTCATTACGATATGGAGAAAACCCTCATCAAGGAGCTACATGGTGTATCTTCCCTGATGAGGGTTTATCTAATGCAAACCAATTGCAGGGTAAAGAATTAAGTTATAATAATCTTATAGATTTAGAAGCAGCAATTGCAACGGTTCAAGAGTTTACCGATGAACCTGCTGCTGTTGTAATTAAGCATACTAATCCTTGTGGTGTTGCCATAGGAGATACTATAGATTCTGCATTAACAAGAGCATTAGATTCTGATAGAGTAAGTTGCTTTGGTGGTATCATTGCACTTAATAGAGAAGTCAATGCTGCTTGTGCCACAGAGATAATAGGAGCATTTTATGAGTGTATAGTTGCCCCTAAGTTTGATGATGAAGCAAAGGAGATACTTTCTACTAAGAAGAATTTGAGGTTATTAGAACTTGATCTTGATAATATGAAGGTTAAGCCTTATAATGTCAGAAGTATTCTTGGTGGAGTTCTGGTTCAGGAAAAGGATAATGAACCAGTTAATATTGATGACTGGAAAGTAGTTAGTGAAAGACAACCAACAGATCAAGAAAGAATAGATCTTACTTTTGCATGGAAGGTTTGTCGTCACGTTCGTTCTAATGCTATCCTAGTTGCTAGTGATGGTGCTACATTAGGTGTAGGTGCAGGACAAATGAATCGTGTTGGTTCTGCTAAGATTGCTTTACAAGCATATACCCAAGTAAGTGGTGCTGCATTAGCAAGTGATGGATTCTTCCCATTTGGTGATACTGTAAGACTTGCATATGATTATGGTATTAAAGCAGTTATTCAACCAGGTGGGAGTATTAAAGATCAGGAGTCTATTGATGCTTGTAATGAGTTGAATATGACTATGATTTTCACAGGCAAACGTCACTTTTTACATTAAACAATTATGGCTTACGCATTATTAAGTGTATCTAATAAAGAAGGTATTGTTAATCTAGCAGATAAACTAGTTTTTCATGGATATGATCTTATATCCAGTGGTGGAACACATAAGGTTATTAGTGAATCCGACATCCCTGTGATGAAGGTATCCGAATATACTGGTTCGCCAGAGATCCTTGGTGGAAGAGTAAAGACTTTACATCCTAAAGTTCATGGTGGTATTCTTGCTCAACGTGGTAATCCTTTACATGATATGGATCGTATGGCAAATGGTATTGGATTAATCGATGTTGTTGTAGTAAACCTATATCCATTTCAAGCAACTGTTGCTAAGGAAGATGTAACATGGGCAGAAGCAATAGAGAACATTGATATTGGTGGTCCTACTATGGTAAGGTCAGCAGCAAAGAATCATAAAGATGTTTCTGTATTAACTAATCCAGAACAGTATGGACTTTTTATTGAGGCATTATCAGATAATACAATTGATGAATTAAGACCTCAACTTGCATTAGACGCATTTAAGCATACCGCAGAGTATGATAAAGCAATTAGCACTTGGATGGGAAATTATGGCAAAGTTTAATGATTTTGAACCTCTTGATTTTAAGAAAGAGGGGATTATATTAGATTACAAAACTGCTGGTGTTGATATAGATGCTGGCAATCAGTTCGCAAAGTCTATTCCAATCACCAATCATGGATTTGGTGGTATGTTTAAGGTTCCTCAAGGATACGAGGAACCTATTTTGGTATCTGGAACTGATGGTGTAGGAACTAAAATCAATATTGCATTTTCTGCTGATGATCATACAACCATAGGAATTGACTTGGTTGCGATGTGTGTTAATGATATCATTACATGCGGTGCTAAACCATTATACTTCTTAGATTATATTTCCACTAAAAAGATTTGTTATAGGTTGCCACAAATAATAGAAGGTATTGTTGAAGGATGTAGGATTGCAGGTATGGAATTGATAGGTGGAGAAACAGCAGAGCATCCACGTTATCAAAATAGTATTGACCTTGCTGGATTCTGTACTGGTATAGTAGAGAAGAAGGATATTATAGATGGGTCTGCTATTAAACCAAGTGACAAGGTTATTGGAATAGCAAGTAGTGGACTTCATAGTAATGGGTATAGTCTTGTTAATTATTTGATAGAGAGACTTAAGTTAAAGGTTGCAGAAAATCCTGAGTTACTTACTCCTACCACAATATATTCTCCTGTTGTAGATAGACTCTTAACCGAGGGAGATTGGATTTATGGTATGGCACATATAACTGGGGGAGGAATCCCTGAGAACCTTCCTAGATGTTTACCAGGAGGATTGAAAGTAAATGTAGATTATAATGCATGGCCTTTACCAGAAATCTTTAAGAAGATTCAACTTGAAGGTAATGTTGAGGAGAATGAAATGAAGAGGGTATTCAATCTTGGTATAGGTTATTGTGTGGTAGTTCCTGACAATCGTGCAGAACTTACTATGGACATTATTAGAGATGAAGGATTAGAGTGCTGGACAATTGGAGAAGTTGTGCTAAAATGATATTAGGTAAGTTTATACTATGACAATTAAACTAGTTCTGCTTAAATCTGGTGAGGATATTATATCCAATGTATCAGAGATGGCAGTTGGTGAGGGAGATAAAAGAAAAGTTATAGGGTATTATCTAAATAAACCTTGTGTTGTTAAGATGAGAAACCCTAATGTTCTTCCCGAAGAACAGGATGGAAACACTCAAAAAGCAGGATATGAAGTTTCCTTATTTCCTTGGATGCCCCTTTCCAAAGAGGATGATATCCCTATTCCTGCAGACTGGATGATCACTATGGTTGAACCAGTTAATAAACTAAAAGAAATGTACATCGAGGACATTGTAGAACATGGAAATCAAAGTAATAGCACTGACGACAACGCAACAGGTTCTGATAAGTCAGATTGATGAAGTTCCTGCTGCTGTTCCAGGAGAACCCGATTGTAAATTGATCAATCCTTTTTGGATTAATACTTTAGAAGGTACTACAACTTTGCAACCATTCTTAAATGGTATTACCAAAGAGGATGAATTTATGATTAGTTCTGATAAGATACTTACGTTGGCAGATCCAACACCCACCCTACTTGAAAAATATCAAGACCTTATTAAAGAATGAAATTCTACACCAACGTTCAACTAATCGGAAACCAATTCTTGGTCCGAGGAGTTGAGAATGGTAGAAGGTATGAACATCGTGATGAGTTCTTTCCGACTCTATTTGTCAAATCTAAAAAGAATACTAAATATAAAACGTTGAATGGAGAAGCAGTTGAAGCAATTCATCCAGGTTCAGTTAGAGACTGTCGTGAGTTCTATAAAAGATATGATGATGTTGAGGGATTTGAGATTTATGGGAATGATCGATACATTTACCAATATATTTCAGAGAAATACCCAGATGATGAAATCAAGTTTGACATATCTCAAATTAAGCTTGTTACTTTGGATATTGAAACTACGTCTGAGCAGGGCTTCCCTGATGTTCAGTCGTGTGTGGAAGAGATCTTGGCAATCACAATACAAGATTATACAACTAAGCAGATCGTTACTTGGGGTAGCAAGCCCTTTAAGAATGATAGGAAAGATGTAACCTATAATTATTGCCCCACTGAGTATGAACTATTAACTTCGTTCATAAACTATTGGATGCAAGATGTTCCTGATGTGATTACAGGATGGAACATACAGATGTTTGATATACCTTATATTTGCAGAAGATTAGATAGAGTTCTTGGTGAGAAATTGATGAAGAGGTTCTCTCCTTGGGGACTTGTGAGTGAAGGTGAGATACATGTAATGGGACGCACTCAGATTGTATATGATGTGGGTGGTGTAACTCAATTAGATTATCTAGATCTCTATAAGAAGTTTACTTATAAGGCACAGGAGTCTTATAGGTTGGATTATATTGCAAAGGTTGAACTTGGTCAGCAGAAGTTAGACCACTCTGAGTTTGAGACCTTCAAGGACTTCTATACAAAAGGGTGGCAGAAGTTTATTGAGTATAATATAATTGACGTGGAACTTGTTGACCGTCTTGAAGGTAAGATGAAGTTGATTGAACTTGCATTGACTATGGCATATGAAGCCAAGGTTAATTATAGTGATGTGTTTTATCAGGTGAGGATGTGGGATACGATAATTTATAACTATCTAAAGAAGAGGAACATAGTAATTCCTCCTAAGAATAGATCCCAGAAAAACGAAAAATACGCAGGTGCTTATGTCAAGGAACCGAAACCAGGAAAGTATGATTGGGTTGTTAGTTTTGACCTTAACAGTCTCTACCCTCATCTTATTATGCAGTACAACATCTCCCCCGAAACACTCAGGGAGACTAGACATCCCAGCTCGAGCGTTGAACGGATTCTAAATCAAGAGGTAACAGACTTTAATCCAGAGTATGCAACATGTGCCAATGGAGCACAGTATAGGAAAGATGTACGTGGGTTTCTACCAGAGTTGATGGATAAGATGTATGGTGATAGAGTGGTCTTTAAGAAGAAGATGCTTCAAGCAAAACAAGAGTATGAAAACAATCCGTCTAATGCACTCACAAAAGAGATTGCTAGGTGTAACAATATCCAGATGGCAAAGAAGATTGCCCTTAATAGTGCTTATGGTGCTATCGGCAATCAGTACTTTAGGTATTACAAACTT